TCACCCAAGACAACCCATATTGAGAACGGTTCCCATTAAGCTGCGACACGCCGTGCCGGTTTGACTTGGGTGACGTGGTGTGCTACGCAGAAGTGCGCGCGGTGAAGCGGTGCGGTTTGGGCGTGTCGTGTTGTGTGGTGTGGTATTATATGAGTATCAAGTTAAGGAAAGGAAAAAATAAAATGTATGGTTATAGTTTCATGAATTATAATTGTCTATTGCGTCGGCTCGATTGATGAGAATGCTTGATATAAATTAAAAAACCGGTTGGCGTTATCGTCAACCGGTTTTTGTGTTAGAAGCCCGCAAGTAGCCGTATGCCACCGGCGATTATGTCGTTGGCTTGTATGTTGTTTACGCCTTGCAGTGATAATGTGTTGCCGTCGATTGCGACGAAATATTTGTCGCTGTAGTCTTTGTAGAATACTGATGCGCCTACGCTGAACTGTTTGGCGATTTTGAATATGCGGTCACCGTTCTTTTGCGTACCATTACATGTAACATTGTATTGTATTGATAGTACGCCGTTAGTCTCGAAAATTGACACGTTATTCCATATTCCGTTAATTTGCGATTCGTTAGGAAATCCGTTTTGTGTTGGGAAGAATGTCGTGCCGTGTAGAATGCAGCTGCCCATAGCGTGGCCGACTTCGCTATATCCGCCTTTTGATAGGTGCGCGCCGTCGCCGTCGTCGCCGCCATCTGCTGCGTGACTCGCCCATACACCCGCGCGATATGCGCCCTCGTGGATTACCACGTTTGGAAAGTCGCGTTTTGTTGTGAAAAGGCTGTAAACCTGTTGCCGGTAATCCGGTGCCACAGACCACTTTGCATTCAGTCGGTTCATTGATTCGCCCACTGCGAGACACATCGGGAATATGTCGATTATTGCGTTCGGTGCGTCGGTGTGGATTGTGTTAAGCAATGTGTTTATGCTGCTATTTATTGATGTTATCGGCGTGTTGTCGTTTAGCATTTTAGTAGCATCATTTTGACCGCCAATGATGATAACCCTATTGACATGCTGCTTATTGGTTACTGTGTTCCACCTGTCAAGAAAGTTGCCGTCATCACCGGTTGCGTAGAAACCGCCCGCGCTTGTACCTAGTGTTTGTTTTGTGGTTGGCTTTAGTATGTCATAAATGGCGTTTGCTGGTGAGTCGTTCAAGTGTTTTGCACTGCCATAGTATCCGTCCACCCAGCTGTCACCGATTACGACAATATTATCATTGTAACCGATAGCTTGCGTAATGATTTGCGCGTTTTGGTTTGTTTTAATGTTGAGCGTAGATATACTGTTTTTATTGATTTCGGCTTGTTCGGCTGCTTTATTCCAACGGTTTTTAGTTGTTTCGGCGGTGGCGGTGTCGGTTACGCCGAGCGCGTTTAGGTTGCTTTTGGCGTTGTTTGCTGTTTCGGTTGTGACGGCAAGATTTGACGCGGTTGTATCAATCTTGTTTTTGAGCGTGGTTGCAGTGGTTTCGTTGGTTACACCTAATGCCGCTAGATTATCGTTTGTTGCTTGAATTTGCGTTATGGCCTGATTGGCGGTGTTTAACGCGTTACTAGCGTTAGTGTTTACTTTGTATAAATTGGTGTCGATAATATCCATTGACGCGTTATATTGGTCGTTGAGGTTTGCCGCGTCACCGGGTGTATATTTTTCAAGATTAAAATTGGGTGTGTAGGCTGTCATTTTGTGGTTTCCTTTCGTATCGTTTGAGGATGATTAATTTCCGCTTGCACTTGCATTTGATGTATGGTACGGTCAATAATCCGCATTGCCGCGTTGTACTCGTCGCGCAAGTCCGCCAGGTCGCCTGTTTCATACAATGGCAGATGATAAAACGGTGTTTCTGTAGCCATAATTTATCCTTTCGTGTTTATAACGACGGGTACGGTTTGCCGGTTTTCGTATCGGTGACACGGGGCGTGTTGTCGTTGAATATGGTGAGGTTGCCGACTGCGGGTGTTTCGTCGGTACGGTGTTCAGCCAATTTGCCAATGTTAATGTCAGCAATTTGACTGATTCGCGCGCCGTAAACTGCGAGTTCGCGGTATAGGTCGCGCATTGCGGTTTTACTATCAGTATATTCGCCCTTTGTGACGTTCCATATCAATTGTGTGTTTCCTATGTGGTCAATTTGTTCTTGTATTTGCGTTATGGCAACGGCGTAATCGTTTATGTTCGTTTCAATGTTTTTTATTCTTGTATCGTAGTCGTTCAATGTTTTGTTGATGTCGGTCACGATTTCGTCAAGATATGCCGTTATGTGGTCGATTTCACACGCGATGTGTTTTATTATTTCTTCTTGGCTTTTAGCATTCCAGTAAAACGCTGGTATGGCGGGCGTGTACGGCCATACCGAGAAAAACGGTAGCAGTGGAAACATGTTGTTCATCCTTTCAGTAATTGTTAATATTTATCGTCCATAATGGACTAAAACATGTTTCAAGATGTTCTAGCAGCATCACGTCTATATCGACGTAATCGCCGTTTCTTATGCGATTGACTTTGTCCATGAAATCACCGTTTGCGATTGTCTCGTATTGATTATCGGTCGCGTTGCTAGCGTAGTCTTGATTTTCGGCTAACTGCGTGGCGGGGAAATCACTATAGACCGTCCGCATTTTATGCCACACGTCACTATCGCTAAGGATTATATCGGGATTAGTGTCCACAAGCGCATAAAGCGGGCGCAAAACCGGCATGATTTCCTGTATGAGTCGCATGAAGTGACGTCGCCATCTTGACGGTGGCATGACGCCCAATTCCCGGTCATAGAAACGGTTTTCGATTTTATTGCAGCAACGTGCGTACTGCGTGTCATCATAGGCGACATTCCGCCATGACCACGCGGCGTTATCCCAGTCAACACCGCCCGGTACGTCAATCAGTTCGCCGAACGTGTATGTCATCACGCCGTGAAAATCGTCGCGCGAATCGCATGGCTGATAATGGTTTATGTCATTCTTCATTGTCATTGTCGTGCATTCTTTCAACGTCCGTCAAGTAAGCGTAGTTGCGGGAAACGTTGTCTTCGTTCCATACAACCTGTATCGGTTCCTTGAGATATTTTCTGAATCTTGTGTTGAGTATGTCGCACGCGGCACGTCGTTCCTCCAATTCACTGAGTGCGCGTAGGTCGGTTGGCTCCCCGTAGTCGTTTATTTCGTCGGCGGTCTGCCGCTCCATTTTCAGCGGCAGATTTTTAATGCCCAACGCTTGATAGAACGCGTTCCATGTGTTCTGAATATCGTTTTGCAATTCCATGCCGATATATTCGACGTTGGTTTTCAGCACGTTGGCTTTCATGGAATCGGTGAAGCCCGGTGTCGCCATGATTGCCATTTCACCGCCTGAGATTTGCTTGATAACGTTGACGCCCGCCGTCTGCTGCCCGGCTGGAACCTCCAGTATGAACGGCGTTTTCTGGTTGAAACGATTTTGCCGCCTTGTCATGTACAAATCTTCTATTTCATGCGCGAAAAACTCAATAGTCGGAATGAGTGGCGTACGCGCGCGGTTAGCGTAGATGAAAACACCATTGGAATTGTTCACCGGAAAACGCCAACCGTTAATACCGTAACTATCCCATTTCTTAGGTTTGTAATAGACGTTGAAATTTGAGGTAGTAACCGCTTGCGTGCTGAAAAACACACCCGGCTTGCTATGTGGAAACGCGATTGTGGCGTAACCGAAATACAATAGATTGTATTCGAGAAACCACGCGTCGCATGTTTTCGGCAGATTCAGCCACTTGAAACGTGATAGCGCGATATTCAACATTTGAGAATACGCCATCGAATACGCTTGCGAGTTAAGCGCTTCGGATTGCTGCCACATCGGTGCGCCGCGTTCGCCCAATTCCGCACGGGTCAACGGCCTTTTATGCGTACGTTTGCGTCCCATATTTTTCCACCTTATAGATTGTCGTGTACGAAGTCATTGCCGACTTCCTCGGGGTTGTTCCATATTGTAACACCGTTGCTGAAAATATTCCTGATTGTCTGCAATTGTTCGTTTTGCGCAAGTGGGCATGTCGTCCATATGTCGGCGGCCTGCCAATACGTGAAATGCTTGCAAGGCGTCAACGACGGCCTGTTGTAGAGTTTGTTGCTTGCGATACCATAGCGTAGCATGTAATCGCCCGCCGCCGCTATCGCGCCGTTATCTTCGGTGACTATTTTCACGGTCATGGTGTCAAGCCCCGTGGCCTGTCTGAAATTGTCGCCGCTGTATGCGCCAATTGGCTGCGCGGCATGGTTAAGCAAGTCGCGCCATGCGGCATTCGTGTTTGAGCGCGTGTTCATCATGACACGTTTCGCATTATCCACGCTCTGATTGCGTGACGCCGACGCGTTCGCGTTCGCCGTGGTCGCGCTTGTTGCGGTCATATCAGTTGCAGCGCTTGTAGCGTATTCGTTGTTACGGTTGGCCTGTGTGTTCGCGCGAGTTGTCACGTTGGTCGCTTGCGTTATCGAATGCTGTGTTTGTTCGCTGTTAGCTCTGTTTGCATTCTTCGCTTTCGCATTGGCGACATCATTGGACGTGCGGTTGAGTTCTTCATTATTGGTTATGGCGATACCGGTATTGTACCCTTGCAGCGCAGCGCTGCCGATAGCCATAGAACCGGCCACCAACGGTGACGCCGCGCCACCGGTGCCGATTACCAACGCGGCACCGGCCATTGTGCCTATCGCGCTAGCGACGCTTGATAACGCTTGAGTCTGAGACCCCTCTATAAACGCCTTATTCTGCAACGTGTTATCCTGAGCGACATCAAGGTTTACCTTGATTGTGGCGGTATTTAAATCATCGTTCTGCCGCGTGGTCGAATATGTCAGATTATCAGTACGCACACTATTGGACTCGTCTTTCACCGCGGTGTCACGCTGATTGGCACGCGCCGTGTTCGATACCGCTGCGGCGCTGGTGCGATACGTGTTGTCTCGCGCCGTGTTTGCCGAACGTGCGCCGTTTTCGTACGATATAATGGCGTTTTCACGCGCTTGCGCGACTTCACGATTGTACGCGTCGGCGCGGTGCGCGTCGATTGCGCGTCGTTGCAGCGCGTATGTCGGTATGTCGTGCGATATGAGTGTTTTGAGCACGTCCGCGTTCGGCACGTCGGCGGTGATGCTGTTTCCGTCGATTGCGTTAATGCCAATGGACGTACTGCCGTCGCTCCCGATTCCGTCAAGCCATGCGATTTGCCGCAATATCGGATAGCTGAGGGATGTGATCGTCTGTACCGAAAGACGTCCGCAGTCGGCTATTTCCACCCGGGTTTTATTGCCGATGTTGTCGGATATTTCCAAGTGTGCGTATGGTGCAAGATACAGTCGTGTTATTGCAGCGTATTCAGCTTCGTATCCAAAATCGTTAATTGTTAAATCAATATCGGAGATTTTCGCGCGAGTACCGTTAATCGTATGCCATTCGACACCATTCACGTTTACGACGTTGCCAAATCGCATCATGTTTGCGGTGGCGACGAAAACAGCTGTAATCTGCGACATGATATGTGGATAATATACAAAAAGCGTGTCGAAATATTCGCCTGATATTTTGGATGATTCGAGCGCGTACATGGTTACGTTGCTTGCAGTGAGATTATCGATAGTATTGTACGATGTGCCCGCGCCGGTGACATTTGATGTATCAATGTTTCCGGCACCCCACGAAAAACCCGTCACCGTGCCATCGTTATTGCTGTATGTCGGGTCGCTGTCCGTAATGTTCGTGCCGCGCATACCACTCATGGTTTGCAATTGTTCAGGCGAAAACGTTGCGGCCAAACAGATGTATCTTGTGCCGTTTTGCAGATTAAACGGCGTGCTTTTTCTGATATTTGACGCGGCGTTGCCGAAATCGACGTCGGGCAATGTGAAGTCACGGCAATTCGCGCGTGGGTTTTTCAGCAATTCTTGCGGTGTCGTTTCCGTCAACGGCGCATGTCCGCGTGACAACAGTAGGCCGTTGATTGTGGTGCTGTTGATATAGTCCGTCCATACGTCACGCATAAGCGTGCATGTTGTCGTGTTCGGTGCTTCCGCGCGCACCGAAGTGATGAAAAAATGATAGCGCGTCTGCACGTCGGCTTTTTGATACGGCGTATTGATAATGTCATGCGAAAAGTCAACAACAATGTAATTATACCGTTGCGCCGTCATGTAAGGCACCGGCAATTTTATGCCGTCCGCGTCGGCGCGTGCAATATACATGTTAGTTGTCAGCTTGACGGTTTCGCCGGCCAGTTTATCAAACCATGCGTCGCGTGCAGTGTCATCCGAGAATTTCACGACGTCGTGGTAATCATCGAACCAATTAACATGACAAAGTTTAATTACAGTGTTTGGTGTCCAAACGTTATAATCGAAAACATTACGGTACTGTTCGTATACATGAGTACCGTCACCGGGAAACGGCGTCGCGCCATCCAAGTGCGAGAATTTCATTTATACACCTCTTTCATATGCAAAGAATCGGGGATACCGGTGTTTCCGGTATCCCCGATTCTATCAGGCCGTTCTACTTTTCAGCGGCCGGCGCTTCAGCCACAGCCGGTGCTTCAGCCGCAGTCGGTACCTTTGCTACAGTCGGTGCCTTGTCCCCGCCCGTAGTCGGTGCCTTGTCCACACTTGCAGAGCTCTGTGTCAGCTTGAAAGTGCGATAGCCAGAATATATTTCGGTCGTGCCGTTCGGATTAATATACGTCGACGTGCCCGTAACCTTAATCGTCATGCCGGTTTTAAGGCCGTCGCGCTGTACATGCAACCGGGATTGGTCGTCCACGAAGGTGTTGATATTCAGGGGTACGGGTGTGTCCACACCTTCCGAAGAACTGAAGGCGACGATTTCGTAAGTCGCTGAATTCGGTGCGACTTCGATTGCAGTGCCTGTCGGCGTAATCGTCGCGGTAAGTTTCGGTTCGAGCGGAACCACGTCACCCGGAACGCAAGTCGTGGTTGTCGGGTTTAGCGTGAAACCGGTGACGGCCTGCGTGACTACGTTAATGCTTGTGCCCGTGTCGGTGGTGAACAACGCGCACGGCGTGAACGGCGACACACCGTAGATGCCCCAATGATTGAGATACAGCGTGTTCGAGAGCGTCTGCGGATTATAAAACTGTGTGGTGCCATACAGCGTATCGCGCACCTGATACCAGTCAGTGGATACAAGCAACGCCACCGCCCCGGGAATGCCAAGGGTCGGCACCTGAATAATTCGATACGGTACGTCGGCCTTATCCAGCTGGAACACCGCGGACAACGCATCAACATCAAGCGACGCAAGATATTCCGGCTCGATAAGCAGCACCATCTGCTGCGGATTAGCATACGCCGGAATATCGTTCACGTTGAGCGCATTGTACTGGGTGCTCGGGAAACGCATACGCCCGGCGGTCGCACGCAGCGACTTGAGCAACGTCTTGGCGGATGCTTCGTCGGTCGGTGCCGCATCGAGATGCACCTTGTAGAAACCAAGATACTTCTCGTAATGGTTAATCAGGGCAAGCATAATGTTCATTTCGTCGTAATTATCGCTGTTGCGCGGCGTTTCCATAATCTGCGCGACGAAACGGTTCAGGCCGAAATCATCCACGAACGCCTGACGCAATTCGTCGTCAGTCCACGAAATCGGATATTGGTCGCGACGGTTCATCTCATAAAACCACACCGCCGCTTCAGGACGGTGCATCTTCAACAACTCTTCCGCATCGTCCTTGTATCCGTGCGCCTTAATCCACTTGACGGCGATTTCCTGGACGGTCGAACCCCAATACAGATTTTCCTTTTTGAAAACCGACAACGGGTTTTCAAACGGCGCGTTCTGCGCCATCACAGTAAGCCCGATACGATTGACCATGCTCCAAACACAGTCGTTAAGATACTGCCGATTCATCGGGTCAAACAAGTACCGCATGGTGTTCGCTACGCCTGTCTGCGTTGCGCTCGGAATACGCTGCTGATAATCATCCGTGCCCTTAAGTCGCACCTTATCCAAAATTGTCGCGTTATCTACTGCCATGATTCATCCTTTCAGAGCGTGTAATCGAGATTTTCCAAGTCCTCTGCCGCGGCCTGTGCGATTGCTTCCGCCGCGTCATCGTCGTTTTCCTTGACGGTCGCGCCGTTTTCAACCATCTGCGCAACGGAATCAGTGAAATTGTCGTAGATGCCGTCGATTCGTTCGCTGATTGCGTCCGTGCGGTCGCTTAATGCGCTCACTCTGTCCAGCAAGTCACGCATCATGTCGCGCAAATCATCGAACTCGCCCATGCGGTGCGCTTCGTTTTCCGTAAGGTCATCGCGTTCGGCGGCGTCCCTTTCCTCAGGGGTTTCGTCATCCATTATTTTTTCCTTTCATATATGAAAAAAGTCGTACCGGCGAACGAATACCGAACCGGCACGACTTAAGAATAGCACACTTACGACATGATTCACAGCGACGAACGGCACGCTTTTCCCTCACGGCCATATCATTGGCGGAGTCAACCGTGGTTATCAACGATAATGTTTTAACATTCTCACTGTAACACCTCGTGTATGCCGTGTTTATTTTACACCGAAATTTCTAAGCATTGCAATTACGGCGTGTTGCGTTTCCACCGTATCGTAGCGTAAATAGCCTAACGCATAATATGACGTAAGATTCCTAATCAAGTCTTTTGCAACATTTGCCGTAAGATAATTAAGCTTGTTATCATCCGTCGTAATTGCGAAATACGGCACATGCGTGCCCGCGTCATATTTTGATGATGTGAAAACGTAGCCACAACGTAAATCAACATAAACACCGTATTCACGCCGCAACCAACGGAAAACATAAGTAAGTTTAACGTGGTTGTGTGGTTTTTCAATAAAATCAGTATTATGATGTTTGAATTTGTTTTTTGCGGTGACATCATCATTATTTTTCATCATACGTCCCGCAACGGTGTTTTTTGTTTTCTGTTCAGCGTATTTATCATCTTCAACATAATCGAAAATACACGTCTTACCATCAAGCCATTGCAAGCCAAACTCAGGCTCCAAGGGTACGTTGTAATGTTTGAAATACGGATTATATGCGTCGCACGCGTTGCCTAGTAAAAAGATTCGCGGCTTACGCAGCTTGTTATCGTCGGCGCGTTCACGCGTGACGGTATCTACAAGGTTAGCCAATTGTTCATATTCGTTACGCAAATAATGATGATATACATCGTCAGGGTCTATAATAATTTCATCCATGCAAATATTACGTACATTAACATATGTGCTTTTTTTCTTCTGCTGCTGTAGTGATAATGGGATGAAATAGCCACATGTCCGCCATTTTTTATCGCCATTACGACGTATTTCAGCCACCTTGTTATGCACTCTAAAATCGTAGTCGGGGAAAATATTATCTTCTATTATTCTGTCAAAATATTTTGTCGCCACGTCGTTAGTTTCTTCTCGATACCGTGTGACCTCAACAAAACAGATATTGTTTTTAATATAATCCTCCAGCATATACCGACGTACGCCGTACGTTTTACCGAGTCCGCGTGCGCCTATTATAAGATTCACGTCAGCGTCGCGCGGCAATATCTGTGTTTTAAGCCGTTCATAATAATATTTCGCCATCAATACTCACAATCATAGGTTTACCGTCCCGCATAATAAGTTCGCGGGGCATTGTTTCCACATTTCGATTATACGTGTTTCGTATGTATGTCAGATTCTCGCCGTTTGCCTGTTTATCCGATTCACCCAGCCATCTACCGGACGGATACAACGCGATGGCTTCGGGCGCATCAACATGACATGTCGCGCCCTGATAGTCGGTGACGGTGCCGACGTATCTATCCCATACATGCGGCCGGTTGCGTTGCAACGTATGGCATATGTCATAATCGACCAACACATCATAGCCGAGCGACATTTGTACGGTTTCCGCGAAACCGTGCCCCGCATGCATGATGTCGGCAATAAAATCTTCTATGGTGTACATGCCGTCCGGTCGCGGAAGCCCCGCACAAGTGACATGCACGCGTCCGTTCTTGTCCAAACTGACACGTGCTTTATTCCATAATTCCATATGCTCAGCATACCGAGTTGTACCGCCGCAATCCTCCACTTCAAATTTTCCGATATGTTCCAGCGTAGACGCCATGTCGGGCGCGGTGTCTCTGACTCGTCGCATGGTAATGTTGATAGCGTTCTCTATTGCGGTGTGCAATGGTTCGAGCGCTTTCAACAGTTCCATATCAGACACGTCATTGGCGCAGCTGATTTTCAGACTATCGGTATCGCCGCCCGTGACCGTGACGCGATCGCCGAAATATCGATATAGCAGCGTCATGGCCATCAGCAAGTGCATTCTGCTGCCCGCAACGATTCGCATACCGTAAGTGTAGAGCACGCGTGGTGTTTTCGGACGTTTTTTCGCAAAATTCTCGGGAGTGCAAACCGTGGTTTTATCGATTTCAAGTTCGCCGGTTTCCGTCACGCGATAATCGGCTTTCATGACATCCTGTGCCTGAGTGCCGTAAATCCCGTTGAATTGGCCTTTAACGGTGCTACCGTAGTATGATTGCAAAAATTTCATGCTTAACGTGCCCGTCTTAGCGTCGCGCGCAATTCCTTCAGGTATCGAATCGGGTATTTCATCCGCGTACGCCGTACCCTCATGATAATGTTTAATCAGATTTTTCACATCGGTTTTTCGAGCGAAAAGCATATTAGATTGCAATGTCACGTAATCGGGCGGAATGATTGTCTTAGTGGTACCCTCCCCATATAAGACGCGCATTTCATCGTACTCATATACTTGCGCCACGTTCCATAATTCAATCTCGTTAACGTGTAATATGCATTCATCCGCACAATACAGCTTACCGAAAGCATATGTCGCATTAACAGCAGTATCAACGTAACCATGCGCCCTAATACTGTTTTCCTGTGTTTTCGCACGCTCGTTATTGGCATAATCCGTATCCGCTTGCAACGTCTTTACGAATTTTGAACGCGGGCAGATTGCAATACCCCATACATCGAAACATGTGTTTTTACGTAATCTGAGGTTCGTAAATCTCACGGCCGCATGTACACCCGTACGGAACGGGTCACTATAATTCGCCAATACGTCTTCAAGCTGCGTGTTAACGATACGTTCACACGCCACTTGCAAAATATCCGAAGGTATAGGCGCAAACTTAACCGGCAATCGACGCCCATTAATGAAAGCATGATGCATTGACGTTACATCCAAGGACGCAACATTATCCACAACCACGCTAGCGGTTTTCGCACTCGTAAACGTCAACCCGCCACGAAAACACGACTTACGTAAAGCATAGGACTCATAGTTTTTCGGAAACTCCTGATTGCAAGTCAACTCGAAAGCACGTTGAAGCGTCATCTGCTTACCGCTCTGCAACGTAATGCGTCGCCCGCCAATCTCACGACGTGCCATCTGCCGCACAAGTGACGTCTTAGTGAGCACACGGCAACCGAGCATGTCCGGTGTAAGCCAATGATTCGCGCGTAGCAACCATTGCAAGTATTGTGGTATCACTTGCACATCACGCCGCGCGTAAAACAGTTCTTCCGCGGTCAGTGGCGTTTCGGGCGTGCGCGGAAGCGTGTAATCCCAGTCGCCTACCGCTTTCGGCAATCCGCATGTTTCACCCATTGCGCGCAGTCCGCCCATTTCAAGGTAAAACGTATCCCAAAAACGGCACACCACATCATCGCCTATATACAAATCAAGCGTATACACGCTAGTTGCCGTCTGCGCATTAGCGGTAATCGTATACGACTGCGCCAATTCCAACATGAGAGTTTGCATGTCGAACATAAGATTATATGCCGCGATTATCGGAACATAACCGTGCGTACGCCCATGTTCAATGAGATTATCAACATACGATAGCGCTTCGGACGTACGCCGGTAAAACCGTACATCGTCCGTATCGGGAGTGTACGATTCCAACGGCGTATCACGCAAATCATTGAAAATATACAATATCGGATACGCACGCGTTTCGGCACCCGTGCCGATGTTCGTTGTTTCGGTGTCGAATATCGCCGCTACTCTGAAATCTTTACGTTCTTTCATCATCGTATCACGTCAGGCGTTACCAACATAAGCCATATCGGGCTACCGCCGTCAACGTCCGTATCGTCTTCCAATTCGCCCGCGTGCATTTTCATACGTTTGGCGTATTGCAATGCTTTTTCGTTTCGTGACATGATAGTGTCAAATAATTCACTCAGCGAATCGGTGTCATATGCTTTCATGATGGCTTCTAACCGTTTGTTCGGGGCAACGTCGGGACGTTGCCATACGTTTTGTGTGTATCGCCAAAATATCTTGACTTTTTCACGACTTAGATCATCGCCCAGCGCGCTCGGTAGCCCCTTGGACGCCATCCGCATTTCATTGCGAAAGATATTGAACGAGCGTGCGCGTTCTTTCGCGCGCCCTTTGCCGCCGCGCACGTCTTCGGTTTGTCGAATCAGCGCGTCGGCTTTTTCATTGGCGCGTTGATACAATTCGTCACGCATTGCAGCGTTGCGGATACGGCCTACATATGTGTTTTTCAGCTGCGTTTCAAGCCGTTGAATGTAAACACGTCGTACGCGTGCTTCACTTTCGGGCATGGTGTCGGTAATGCTTTTTTTCAAACTGTTTATCGTACGCCGCACACGCTTGCGTTTCGCTGTCAAAACGTCCGCTCGTTTATGCGCTCTAGGCATGTTCACCACCTTATAAAAAAAGTGCCATAACATGTATGGCACTTTTTGTTTTCATTCCGAACTACTTGATTTCAAGCGATTTCGTGGAACGCCCGCCGCCCAGCGGGGTCTGCTTGACTGCGACGGTGATACCGTCCGGCGCGTTGAAATCGGGGAACATATCGTAAATGTCCAGCACGCTGCGGTAGATTCCCTGTGACTGACTGAAATACGTCTGACCGTCCTTTCCGAAAAGATAGACGTTTGCGCATTTCACACCGGTCTGAGAACGGACGCCCGGCGCGATATAAGCGCCGATAACCGCCAATGGTTCCGCGCCGCGTCCGTTCAGCGACAACGCGCTGTTACGTGCGTTGACGATGGCGCGTTTTCCCTCAAACGTGCTGTTATCCATCGTGCAAATGTAACGATAGGTATCAGCGGTGTTCTGTACGGTCTCGGCTGCGGTGTTGTCGTTCATCTGTTCGTTTTCCTCATTCATTTCGGTTCCTTTCAGAATTCAATATCGTTGTCGTTGTCGTTGTCGTTGTCGGTGCCGTTTACGTCAGTCGCGACACGTTCGGCATGTTCGATGAACGTTTCAACGTCCATGACGTACACGGTTTTATTGACTGTGATATCGTCAATCAATACATTGACGATGCCGGCGTCCATAAGCGCCTTGATGGCCATTTCAACGTTACGGATGTTTCCGGTGGTGTGGAACGTCTGTGCCACGCCGTCCCGGTCATAATAGCTTATGGTGCTGTCAGCGATTGCCTTACGAATCTTTCGCATGTTTATTATCCTTTGTATCTGTTTTATGTCAACCATTTTTGGCGACATAAATATTTATAGCACAAAAAATCGGCGTGCGCAAAAGCGACACGCCGATTATTGATATTGATTTTCAATAACGCAAAGTCTGACCCGGATAAATCAAACTCGGATTAGATAAACCGTTAAGCGACGCGACACGCGCCCAATCACCGCCGAACACTGACCACAGACTATCCCCGGACACAACCGTATACGTACGCACCGCGTCCGGCTGCGCAACCACATTGCCGCCATAGCACACGGTTTCACCCGGATAAATCACACCCGGATCACCCGACACGTACCCGTGCCACGACTGCCACGGCAACAAGCCCGTGCGCTCGGCAATGCCCGACAACGTGTCACCCGACGCGACAACCACACAAGCAGACTGCGATACATTGTCACCGGTGTTCGTTTCCGGCGCGGATACATTCGCACCGTCGCCATGCGCGTATGCGTCCCACTGCCACCGTTCGCCCCTGAAATAATTCAAGTCCAAACGTCCGGCATAACCCGACACATACCCGTTCGACGTGTACTGCCGCATGGCTTCACCATACGCACCATACAACCACGGCACTTCCTGATAGCCAGTCACAGCCATTGACGCATACTGTGCAACCCACACACCGCAATGCTCCCGCACAAACGAATTAAGCTGACCCAACGCTGACGCCTGAACATAAACAATCGGCCACACCTGCGTACGGTCATGCACATGTCGCACCCACGTTTCAATCCACGCGCCATTACCAAACTGCGGATTATCCTGAGATTCCCAGTCCAAAACAAGCACCGCATTCCCAACATAACCGCGCACGTTATCTATGAAAAAGTCAGCTTCCGCGTTCGCGTCACGTCCCATCGCGTAATGATATACGCCGATGCTTTTACCGCTGTCCACTGCACGCCCGAGCTGATAATTCGCCGCCTGATTCACACCGTTGGTTAGACACATGTTGTTGAAACCGCCAACACCCCATGTGGCACCCGCTACAACGAAATCAGCGTCCAACGTATACGTATCAATGTCACACTGCCAATTGCTCACATCCACCCCGCGCATGTCCGCGCTTGCAGACGGCGCAAAAAGCAACGACAATGCGCATACGCATGCCAACACGCTACGCCATATTCGTATCACCATCATCCCCCTTATTACCCTTGAGCAATGCAATAAGTTCTTCGGTCAGCACATTATTCTTAGTCATCAAATCATTAAAATCACTGAACGTAGTGACGATAAACCATGCCATACCACAACACGCGACAATCGGAAAACCCACGCTTCCAATAACGGTTACAATCGAACTAATATCCATCAAACACCTCACAATGAAAAAAAGGTCATGACACATCAAACGACATGCCATGACCCAATATATCACAAATCGCGTAGCCTATCCGGGAATTGAACCCGACACGCACATCTTATAAGGATGCCGCTCTAACCACTGAGCTAATAGGCCATCACCTCACCCCTCCCCACGCTCCCCGCCGCATCAAATCAACAATATCACGACAATGCGCAAACACATAATCGGACACGTACGAATCACATTTAAACCACTTCGTACTCATGTCAACCGTCTTAATACGACGCTTACCACGGCACCTGTGCGCTTTAATAAAATCGCAAGCATTACGTTTGCAAAACATGGTCAATCCCTCTCTAGCAAAGGTGTATTAGCCAATTCGATAGCATCGGTCAGAATATCGCCAACTTGAATATAATCGCCCGCATCATACGAACTTAAAGCGGTAGCATCGGTTAGACCGTCCGGTGTGTAAAACTGAACGTCGTAGCGCAATTCATACACGTCACGATGCGCACAATACCACAGTTCAATATTACCGTTCTTGAACGCAGAGTTAAACGTGGCAACTTTTTTATCATTCTTAAGCATGATGAAACCTTTCGCAATCACCGATTAATCCGATACCCCAAACATATCGTACCCGGAACGTAAAACACGCCATCGTCAAGCACATCCCTAAGCCCGTATGCATCAATGCAATCAACAAACCGAGTTTCGATTAAACAATCGGACGCAATATCAACAAAATACACAAGCACATCGTAAATACTATTCACGTTAAAATCAATCGAATTAGACAACGCTTCAATATTCATGAAACTCATTTTGACTCTCCCTTGTTTTAATACTTCCATACCGTATCCCGTACAATGGCCGACATTTGACCCTTAGGTAAATCATCGAACGCAATAGGCCATTCAAAATTACACTCCTTAGCGATATTGAAAAGAATCAAACCGGCTTTACAGTAATTCCACATATTCGAATCAAGCCCGCATTCATCAATATATGCGATAAACATTTTTTCGTAAAATTCTCTAGATTTATAATTCGACATTTTATTTTTTCCTTTCCTTAACTTGATACTCATATAATACCACACCACACAACACGACACGCCCAAACCGCACCGCTTCACCGCGCGCACTTCTGCGTAGCACACCACGTCACCCAAGTCAAACCGGCACGGCGTGTCGCAGCTTAATGGGAACCGTTCTCAATATGGGTTGTCTTGGGTGA